CTACCTTTACCTTATAAAAAATTGTACCTTTTCCAGTGCTTATATTTAAAATCGCACTCACACCGTCCGTGGTAAATCCGCCGTTTGTAATAACAGTTGCGGTGGTGATCGTCGGGGTGGTAACTGGAGTTACCGCAGTCTGTGGCACATTCTGTGCAGATTGTTTCAACAATGCATCTATAATCGCAATACTGGTTTCTGGTTGAAGTTTGTTAATGTCTAGAGTAACCGATGCCAATTCAACCGACAGTGAGTTTGAAGTTTTTTCCGTTTGAACTCCGGTCGATTGAGGTTCTTCGGGCGCTGCGTTGTTGGGAGTGGAACTTTCTACTTGCGCTACAGAAGTTGATTGATTTGACGCGGCATTTGAATTAGAAGCCTTTGTGTCCGCTTTAGCAGTTGTTGTTTTTTTATTTGAGGAACCGTCGTCTTCTTTACTTACTTGCACCGAAGCTTTTTTAGCTTCCTTTACGGCTTGTGTAACAGATTTTGGAGTGTCCAGTATCAACATGTTGTTGACTTTTGTTTCGTCATCGAAATTAAGAAGTACCGGTGCAGAAGGTACCGCATTTGATGATGCAACCATTGTGGCTTGGTATGCTTTTGTTAATACCACGGTTCCCAGTCCATTTGTAACTTGTATGGTGCCTACGACCGGTGGTCCATATTGCGCCAACGACGGTAGAAGAATTATCAAACTTCTACCAAGCTCATCCACTGTTAAAGAAAAGTCAGTCCCACGGACGGCCACCGACGCCGTGGGAGTTTTGATTTTAACTTCGTCTCTACTGTTTTTTGCTATAAGTCCGGATGCATATCTAACCGTCCCGAGTGAGGCTTTCAACCCCAATTTACCTTTACCACTCGCTGGGTCATATACAAACGTATCTATAACCAATTTACTGAATTCGGTGCATTGAACTCTCGTGCCGTCTTCAAACGTAATACCTACCCGAGATTTTAATGTCTCGATGGTATCTTCCATTTCTATTCCAACATCAAGTTTACCGTCAATTTTATCGTGGTTTCTTGTCACTTGGGTAGGACCAGTCACCTCGGTAATTTTACCGGCAGCACCGAATAGGTTGGAGCAGAATAATGCTCCAACCAATATCAGTATAACTCCATAACCCATTCCTTATGGGGTCGGAGGAGCGATACCAGTAGTAGGAACGGACGGACCTGTTGGGCCAGTTGTTCCACCCGTTGTCATCGCCGGTGCGGCACCGCTTGTAGTTTGCACTACGCGAACAGTGTTTCCACTCCCTACCAAACTATATTGGAATGTTTGCTTTTCTACGCCGGATTGATATACCGTTAGATCGTTCGTGCTTCCTTGAATGGTAACTTTTTGTTCGTGACCATCTTTAGCAGCGACTCCGCTGGTTGATCCGATTTGAGTTGATTTGACAGTATTGGAATTACCAGTGATACTATAATCAATGTAGTTATAGTTGGCATCTTTAACTCCGAACTTCAACACGTTTGAATTACCAGTAACATCCAATATTACGTCAGAGTTAGCCATAGTTGCTTTACTACTGTCGCTGTTGGATGTATGGTCAACGGTTGTGTCTTTGTTGAACAATACACTGTTGCTATTACCTGTTAGAGCAATATTCATATTATTACTTGCTCCATTCAAGTAGTATTTTTGTGTATTGCTGTTACCTGTTGCGACTGACAATAACTTAAGGTTATTTGCCCCAGTTATGGAGAAGTCCGTAGTATTATTGTCGCCCATTTGTCTCATTTCAAATAGGATATTATCCCCCGTTATGTCCGACGGTGTCCCACTAGAAACCCCAATTTTATTGAGACTTCCGACTTGTATCAGCGTTGTGTTACCAGCGGTGGTTATTTGATTTACATATATTTGATTTTGACCGTATGCGGCCAATCCAAAGAATATAAACATTAGTGTTAGTATTTTTTTCATTTTGTTGCTTTTTTGGGGTTGAATTTCCAGAGCTTCATCTGTTCACCTTGTTGTATTATATCAATAACCGCTTTGTCTATGGCACTTCTAACCGCAATGGTGTTTGGTTCGTTTGCGGTCAAACCCAATTCTGATTCTATAGGCAATGTTCCATGCTCATAGAATTTGAATAAGTTACCTGACACTGCTACACTGGAAATTGTTTTCGTTACGGCGGTACTAAGTAATACTTCTCCCGTTTGAACACTTACAAATCTTAAAGATACGGTCACAACATCTTTTCTATATTGTGCACTTGACGATATACCAAGCACGCTTGCTCCCGCACCTCCTGTCAGAATATTGGAATCGTATCCGATGATTCCGCCTTCGGCTATTATACCGGCAAATAGCATCGGAGTGAGTTTTTCCGCATTCTTGCCTTGGAAAGTTTCTCGCGTTTGGCTAATCAACTGTCTTTCTTTTATTATATTGTCTAAATTTGCGCGTTCCAATACTTGAAACCACGACCCTCTACCCGCGAGTCGCAATGAATCAATCAACCAGCTTTCTGCGCCTTGAGTTACTGCCGACGAAAAGGAAGCATAGTTATCGGCAACCTTTCTTTGGCCAGTTTTATCTGTGTACGAATACACAGCAATTGTTATTTTTGGTCCATCTGGCGACGGTAATCCCATCAATTCTTTTTCTAACGGCGATTGTTGACTTCTTGGCGCATCCAGTATACCGGGCGTCTTTGTTACCGAAGCACACCCACCCAGAAATAAAGATAATAATATAACCGTGATAGCATATATTTTCATCCGGGCGGTATCGGCGCTAATGAACCGACTGGGACGGTTATTGTAGTTGTGCTTCCACTTGCGGGGTCTACGATATATAACGTGGCGAAGTCGCCATTTCGTTGCCATGTAACTGTAGATCCACCCTGCAAGTTAATTACACCAAACGTTGCACCGGAAGAATTGAATATCTGGTCCGTTACTTGCGATGCCAGCTGCGAGTATATTCTAGCTTGGAGATTGTTTATAAACGTGTTTAAAGGGGTGTTTGACGCTTGTATCTTAGCTTGTTCGGACTCTGATTTGGCGGTTTCTTTTATTGCTTGCTTGCGAGTTCTCGCCAAATTCTCAATCGTTAACATAGTATTTGAAAAATTGACGCCGTTGAACGCCGACGACTTAAAAGAATGTACCATATCGCTACCATATACTTTTATGGTGCAAAGCGATATCAATAAGAGCGATATGTATTTTTTAATATTCATTTTCAAAGATAAATATCATATATATGTGCCATAATCACAAATTATTCATACCCAAATATAAAAAGCCCACGAAGTGTTAACCTCGTGGGCTTTATTATATAATAACCGACCAACCGACGTAATTACTTTACAATTGTCATACGGCAAGTACCCCAAGCCGTCAACGCACCAACCACAGCGTTATAAATAATGTCTTCGGACGATATACCCGTTGCTGTTTGATGCTGATTTGCAGTTTCAACGCTCCACCGCATCTTTACTTCGACGCTATTTACATCAAGTTTAATCCCTTGGGATGCCTCGAATGTGTTTGGGTCATATATGCGTTCCGTAATCAATAAAACCTTAATTTTATCGTTCGAAAATGCACTTTGCAACCTAGATTCTAAAGATGGAACGGGAGAATCACCGGTTTCTTTTTTATCACTTGTATCTTCAATGTTCATATTTTTATTTTTCATATCAATCATTTTTAATTTTTTCTTTGTCATATATTTTGGTTTTTGAATGAAGTTAAAATTGAGTTTATATTATCTCTTCCTATAGGATTCATTGAATGGACTGTATATTCTGGTATGTCGAGTTTGTTGTCCATGCAATATTCTATTAGCCATTGTGCGCAATGAAATCCTGTTCTTTCTTTGTAGTTATCATATGTTGGGGCTGTTCCAGCGGCACCTTGCGCATAATGTTCAACACCCAAGTCATGATCAAAAGTTATAAAATCTGGCAATCCGTTTTTTGTAATATACTTAACAAAATGATCATAATTACGAACTACAACCCAAGGACCAAGTGGGATCTCTATCCACGTTACATGCTTTGGATTCCTTTCGTCGTCGAGAAATAATTTATAACTCATACAAACGTTACTCCGGCTCTCGCTTTTTTACAAGCGTTAATTTCATTTTCTGTTATGGGATGTAGGTGTTCTTTACTAACTCGCCACGCTGGCTTCCAGTTGTTGGGATTAAAATAGTATTTTGGCTGACGTACTTCTTTACCATACATCCAACCATAGAAATGATACTCGTCGTTAGAATCGAACTTTGCAAAAATATATTTACGATCCATTGCGTCATTTTCTCTAACTATCAGTCCGCCGGTAGGATGTTCGCTGGAACGAATTTCGTGAACACCATCGTCCGGTATTTCGTGAAATTCATTCATGTTGTGTTTGAACTCCACGCCACAAATTTTCGACCATGCGATTTCTGCGCCATATCCAACAATACCCCAGCCCAGAGCCTCGGACTTATTTGCTTTCTTGACTGTAAACGAGTTGAGTTTTGATTTTCTAGATTCGTTGTAAACATAGGTTGCATAATCTTTGGCGAATTGCATTTCCTCTGGTTTCATTTTATATATAATTGGCATT